CGGATGAAATAGAAACCTTCCTTGATGCTAGAGCTTTAGATAAAGCTAGTTTTGATTTTACTGCACCTGGAGAAGCTACTGCACAGAAATTTGTTTGCGAAGTATGGAATAAATCAATACCATATAACAATAGAGCTACAATACAGGCAACATTTAGAGAAGTATTTGAACCATGAGTACTGCTCCTATTATTACTGATCTACAAAAGATCAATCCTTCAGCAATAATTGAACTATTTACTATTACAACTGAAGCTGCAATACATGGATCGACAGCTACTTATAGATTTCATGCTGGTACAAATAGAGTAGGAAATGGAGATATTATCTGGGCTGGTAATACTTATGTAAAGATGCCAATAGAAGCAGAGGGTTTTGCTTTTCGAGAAGGTCAACTTCCTCGACCTACATTAACTATTAGTAATGCTCTTGGAACTATTACTGCTATTTTGCTTAATGTAAACTCTGTAACTACAGGTAATGATTTAACAGGAGCTACAGTTACAAGAATTAGGACTTTAGCTAGATATTTAGATTCAATAAATTTTCCAGGAAATACAAATCCATTGGGAACACCAGATCCTACAGCAGAATTTCCACAGGAAATATATAAAATTGATAGAAAATCATCAGAAAATAGAGAAGTAGTAACATTTGAATTAGCAGCAGTATTTGATCTTGCTGGTATAAGAGCCCCAAAAAGACAATGTACTAGAACAGAATTTCCTTCAATTGGTACGTTCATAGCATGAATTGGAAAGAGGAAGCACTTGTTCATGCGAAAGACCAAGATCCAAAAGAATCTTGTGGTTTACTGTTAAATATTCGAGGAAAAGAAAGATATTTTCCTTGTCGTAATCTTTCAATGACAGATCATCAATGTTTTATTATTGATCCAGAGGATTATGTAAAAGCAGATAATACTGGAGAGATAACAGCCGTAATTCATAGTCACCCTGTAACACCACCTACACCTAGTCAGGCAGATCAGATTAGTTGTGAACAAAGTAATCTTCCATGGCATATTGTTAATCCAAAAACAGAAACTTGGGGTTATTGTGAACCTTGTGGATATAAACCACCTTTACTTGGCAGACCTTGGGTTTGGGGTGTTACTGATTGCTGGTCTTTAGTAAAAGATTGGTATAAAGAAGAAAAGAATATTGAATTAAAAGATTGGGATAGACCTACAACACCAGAGGAGTTTATATTGAATCCTTTGTTTGAAAGTTGTGCTTGGAGAACTGGTTTTAGAGAACTTAGACCAGATGAAAAAACAATGAATGGTGATGCACTATTGATGTCTATTGGATCTGCTGGTTTAAATCATGTAGCTATTTTTCTAGATGGAGATGTTTTACATCATTTAACCGATAGACTATCTTGTAGAGAGCCTTATTCTCAATGGTTATTGAAATGTACAGGAGGGAGGTATCGTTATGTTGCGTAAATTAAAGTTATATGGCGAGCTTGCAAAGTTTGTAGGCCATAAAGAATTTGAAATACAGGTAGATAGTCTTGCAAAAGCAGTAAGTTTTCTTGTTAATAATTTTCCGCAGGTAGAGAAATATATGAATCCTAAATATTATCAGGTAAAAGTTGGTAATTATGCTGTTAATGAAGAAGAGATACATCATCCAATAGGTCAAGAAGATATACATATCGTTCCTGTTATTAGTGGTGCTGGTAGAGGAGGTTTTGGAAAAGTATTATTAGGTGCTGCATTAATCGCTGGTGCTTTCTTTGTACCACAAGGACTAGCTCTTTCAAAGGGTATAAGCACAGGTTTTGGATTTGCAAAAGCTGGTGTTTTAGCAAAAAGTATGGTTTATTTAGGTGCTTCATTAGCAATACAAGGTGTAACTGAAATGTTATTTCCTTTACCAAAACCGAAAGAATTTAAATCAGAACAAGATCCACAATTATCATTCAGTTTCTCTGGGACTCAAAACACCTCAAGAGCAGGTACTCCCGTTCCAATAGTTTATGGAGAGATAGTAACAGGATCAGTTGTTATAAGTGGTGCGATTGATACTCAACAGGTACAAGCATGACAAAACCTAAAATTATTAGAGGATCTGGATCACCTTCTCCTCCTACTCCACCCCAACCAACCAGAGCACCTGATACTTTACACAGTAGGCAGTTTGCTACTTTTCTTGATCTTATTTCTGAAGGAGAGATTGAGGGTTTTGCCTCTGCATCAAAAGAAGGTAGGACTCAAGGAACTACTGCATATAATAATGCTGCTTTGAAAGATGTATTTTTAAACGATACTCCTGTTTTGAAATCAACTGCTGATTCAACTAATCCAGCTACAACTGATTTTAACTTTCAAGATGTAACATTTAATCCTCGTTTTGGAACATCAGGTCAGACAAAAGTTGAAGGTATTGAAAGTAGTTCTTCTGTTACAGCGGTAGGAGTAATAGTTACTCAATCTTCTCCTGTTACAAGACAGATAACAAATTCAAATGTAGATGCGGTAAACGTAACTATAACGTTTCCACAATTACAAAGAGCAACAGATCAAGGAGACTTATTAGGCTCTTCTGTTCAATTAAAAATAGCAGTTCAATATAATTCTGGTGGTTTTACTGATGTTATTGATGACATTATTACAGGTCGAACTGCTGATGCGTACCAAAGAGATTACAGAGTTAATCTTACAGGTGCTTTTCCTGCTGACATAAGAGTTACAAGAGTAACAGCAGATAGTACAGATTCAAGTCTTATTGATGCTTTTACATGGACAAGTTTCGGTGAGATTATTGATGATGCTAATACTTATGCTAATAGTGCTTATGCTTCTCTTAGGTTGGACTCCATGCAGTTTCAATCAATACCTACAAGAAAGTATCGTATTAGAGGAATAAAAGTAAGGATTCCTGGTGCAGGAGCTAATGGATCTGGAACTCCAACTGTTGATGCTAATACTGGTCGAATTATTTACCCTGACGGCTACGTCTTTAACGGAGTACTCGGAGCAGCCCAATGGTGTTCATGCCCAAGCATGGTGTTACTGGACTTACTTTTGGACACACGTTATGGATTTGGCAATCACATAACAGAAAGTTCTCTTGATTTATTCTCTTTTGTTACTGCCAGTAAGTTTGCAAATACATTGGTATCAGATGGTTTTGGAGGACAGGAAGCCAGATTCAGTTGCAATGTAAATATTCAATCATCAAGTGAAGCATTTGATCTCATAAATGAATTAGCAGGTGTTATGAGATGTATGCCAATATGGTCTGCTGGAAGTATTCTTCTTGCACAAGATAGTCCTAAAGATTCAAGTTATTTATTTAACCTTGCTAATGTAACTGAAGAAGGATTTAGTTACTCAGGAAGTGGATTAAAAACAAGAAATACTGTAATTTCTGTTTCTTATTTCAATATGGATAGTAGAGAAATAGATTATGAAGTTTATGAAGATACTGCTTCAATCGCTAAATTTGGAGTAATTATTAAGCAAGTAAAAGGATTCGCTTGTACATCAAGAGGACAAGCTAGAAGATTAGCAAAAGCTATTTTATTTGCTGAACAAAATGAAAGTGAGATAGTTGCATTTGCAACTTCTATAGATTCTGGTGTTGTTGTAAGACCTGGTGCTGTTATTGATATTGCTGATCCTGTTCGTTCTGGTGTTCGTAGAGGAGGAAGAGTTACTGCTGCAACAACGACTCAGATAACTGTAGATGATACTGCTGCGACAGATTTGCCTACAACAAATAACCCAACATTAAGTGTGGTTTTACCAAATGGAACAGTAGAAACAAAAACTGTTCAATCTATATCTGGTGCTGTAATTACAGTTGCTTCAGCTTATTCTGATACTCCAAATGTAAATACTGTTTGGCTTTTACAGAATGATACAGTTCAAGCTCAAAAATTTAGAGTAATAACAGTAGAAGAATCTGATGGTATAAATTATGCGATTACTGCTTTATCTTATGTTAATGCTAAATATGCTTTTATCGAAGATGGTGCAAGTTTACCAACTAGAACAGTATCTATATTAAATCTTCCGAAAGATCCTCCATCTGCGTTACAGGCTGATGAAAAAATTGTTGTTATTAATAACCAAGCTGTATCTAAATTAATTCTTAGTTGGCAACCTATTGTCGGTGTTACGCAGTATCAAGTGAACTATAGATTTAACAATGGTAACTTCATATCTCAAACTGTATCTGCTCCTGATTTTGAGATATTTGATAGTGATGTTGGAACGTATGAGTTTCAAGTATTTAGTTATAACGCAGCATTACAGACAAGTGCTACTTCTGCTAATCTAACTTTTGTTGCACAAGGTAAAACTGCATTACCAGCAAATGTCACAGGTTTGACGGCAGAACCTATTAGCGAAAAATTAGTAAGATTACGTTGGAATTTATCTACTGATGTTGACGTTACTCATGGTGGTCGTGTCTTTGTAAGACATTCTCCTGTTATAGATGGGAGTGCAACTTTTGAAAATAGTACTGATTTGATTCAAGCATTAGCTGGTAATACTACAACTGCTGAAGTGCCATATCTTGAAGGAGAATATATTTTAAAATTCCAAGATGATGGTGGAAGATTATGTGCTGGTGAAACAAGTGTAATTATAGATTTACCTGATAATCAAGCTCCTTTAATTGCGTTAACAAGAAGGGAAGATCAAGACAATCCTAAATTTCAAGGAACAAAAACTAATGTTTCTTTTGATGCGTCAACCAATAGTTTAAATTTAGCTGGAACTGGTTTATTTGATGCTATAGCTAATTTTGATAATGAAGCATCAATAGATGATACAGGTGGCATTTCACCAACTGGTACTTATGAATTTGGTGGTGCTGCTGGTAGTTCTTTCTTAGATTTAGGTGCTGTATTTAGTGTTGATTTCAAACGACATTTTCTTACTGAAGGATTCTTTCCATCTGATTTATTTGATTCAAGAGGTTTGATTGATGATATTACAGATTTTGATGGTACAACAGCACTTGATGTAAACGCAGAAATGCAAATTTCAGTTACACAAGATGATCCTGGATCTGGTTCTCCAACTTATACTGCATTTCAAACTTTTGCAAATGGAACGTATAAAGGTAGAGGTTTTAAATTCAAAGCAAATCTGATAAGTAATGATATAGGACAAGATATAAAAGTTTCTCAGTTAGGCTATACAGCATCTTTACAGAGAAGGACAGAACAAGGTAATCTAACAGCAAGCGGAGCAGGTGCAAAGGCCATTACCTTTACCCACCCGTTTTTTGTTGGTACATCCTCTATTCTGGGAGCAAATACTAATTTACCCTCGATTGGTATTAATGCACAGAATATGGCATCAGGAGATTACTTTGAAGTGTCCAGCG